CGCCTCGAAAACGCGCTACTTACCTTTCGCGCACGTACGCTCGACCGTACGGTTAGTTTATCGTCTTCACGCGGGGACCCCTCGCCTAGGGGTTCTACCTCAATTTTTTGTGTGGCCCTCCACCACCATCACGCAGCCACAGGAGGAGCCGGAGAAGCAAAGGTTGTCATTAATGGTAATCCTGTGAAGAACCCTACCTGAAAATCTTCTCCTGTGCACACATATATCTCATGATGCCCAGTAGAGTTCTGATCGTATGAATACGCATCAATGTTGACTATCCTCTCACCTGCCTGGAGCTCGAAACCCAAATCTCTTTGTGGATAAAACCTATTCAACGAGTAAAAGGGGAATTCTGCTTCTGTATTTGGCTGATGTTGTGTATTTTGCATCTCTTGACCCAAATTGGCTCTTTCGGGGGCATTTAAAACAGACATTGCCCTAGCCAAGTCATTTATCGTGGTTGTGGTCCCGAAAATATATGAGATCGCTTTGCCACTCGCAGCAAAACCTAAGGTTTTAAAAGTGCTGCTATATATTGACACTTGAGTTCTGGGTGCCTGAGTGATGCACTTATATCTTATAGAGCCTCTCCATCCTGCATAAGCATATGAAACCAACGATAATCCTGTATTGTTCACTTGATTATAATTCGTAAACGTAGGGATAGTGCCTCGTGGTTTGGGTCGTATTGGGAAAACATAGTTTGACAATGTATTAGCCACTGTGTTTTTAGGTAAAATATATAACAACGCTGGCCTTTTCCACAATGATCGGAAAGATGTAATACTCTCCCCCGAATATACTCTCATCTGATTTTCATCTCGCTGGTCTCCTCCTGCAGTAAACTCCACTGCCGTATCATTTGGCATTTGACAATCCTCCGCACAATCATTCATACCCGCTTGTGTCGTTAAATTCCTGAAAACTGCATTCCCATAAGCACGTTCCGGACACATAACCTTGAAATCATCTTTAAAACTACCATAAACATTAATCTCTATTGGTTGCGTCGTGGAACTTGGCACTGTCAGTTCATTCAATACATAGATAGCTACTTGTCCATTAGCGAATTGGCTTGTTCCCGTAGAATCGAGACCCGTGTCTGATATAGCTTGTGACGGCCAACCAGTAGGGGTATTCAAAAATGTCCTTGATTGAGACCACGGTACTTCAATAACTAATTCTTTCGTATCTGAAATATCCATAATGTATGTGTGCTGAATGTTGGCTTCTGGCACTGCGTTTGTGTTATTGGGATCGTATACTATTTGGAGCCTGCCTTTATGAAAGGATGAACAAACAACCTCGATCTTCAGAATGAAAGTTCCCGTCCAAAATGCAAAATCGAAGGTTGGCAAACTATATGAAGGAAAAGCTGAACCTACCAAGGTGCCATGCGCGATCCTATGCAAAGGCCATGCTCTTATACTCGTGAGTTTAGTACCTGGTGTCTGCGTTGACAACCACTGAGTGCTCCTCAGATAATTTGAGATAGAAGCAAGATAGGTAAAAGATGTTTCTTCTAAACCTCCCAATCCCATCACTCTCGTATCAACTGTCACTTCATTCTTAGAATCCAATGCAAGTTTAGTGCTCGTGTCCATAACATCATAGTTAGCCAAATTAGCAATGTGCCTGGGCATCATCTTCATTGACGCACTTGTATCTGTTGGCCGGCTATATCCCATTGCCTTCGCCACAGAAGCCA